CCTACACGTAGGTTCTTACTCGGTCCAGCCGAGGTCCGGTCCAGCACCTTATGGTACTACCTGGAAAGGATGTCTGCGCCCGCTGTCCTGCAGCAGGGTCAATCAGACAAGCCCTGAATAGAGCTGTCCAGCTGGTCGTAAGAGATTGGTCGTTAGACCTTTCTTGCCAGCGCCACTTTCGTGGCAGGACTTGCTCTGCCCTCAGGGCGGAGTTGCGAGACAGGAAGGCCTCGCTCTTGGAGGGGTTAGAAGAGTCCTCATATAGGTCACTTCAGCAGGCGTTGAAGAGCTGCGACAGGTTCTTTGACATTCCCTGTAGCCCCTGTGATAAGAGAGACGGCTCGAAAGCACTGGCCGATTGGCAACGTAAGGTTGCTCAACCAGTGGACTTTCTTCCTTCTGCTCCTACGGCCTGGAGTTCGGACCCAGTCAGAGAGGTCGTCCAACGTGTTCGCGACATCGTTGGCTCTGGCTGGGCGGAGGATATAGCGAGGTATAGAGCAGCCAATCTGGTTCCTGACCAGAATGGATGTCTTGAAACCCCGCAGGGTGAGGGAGGGACTTTGGCAACTGCTGAAAAGGACTATAGCCCCGATCCGTTCCTACTTCGCGTCGGTATTGCGAAGACGAAAGGGAAGTTTCGAGTGGTCACAATGCAGAGTGCCAAGGTCAAGGAGGTTCTTCGCCCCGTGCACGAGTGCCTATACGACTTTATAAGCCGTAGAGGGTGGCTTGTTCGTGGGGACGTGACCGAAGAACATGTCCGAAGCGTCGCCAGCGACGTTAGGGAAGGCGAGATGGTGATTAGCGGTGACTATGAAGCCGCCACCAACAACATATACACTCCAGTTGTGTACGCCATCGTGGAGTGTCTCGCCGAATCTCCTTATCTCTCCCTCGAGGAGAAGGAGCTGCTAAAGGGCAGCTTCTTACCTGAGAACCTTCGCTGGGTCTCTAGGAAAGGGAAAACCTTCCCAATCCTTCGAGGCTCGATGATGGGGAATCTGCTTTCGTTCCCGATTCTGTGTCTCCTTAACAGAGCTTGTTGGGGACTTGCAGATTCTCTCAGGCGCAAACGGGTTGGTGGGGGTCGCCGATCTCTCCTTGTGAACGGTGACGATATTGCCTTTGCGGGCGATCGTCAGTTCTATGAGGATTGGAGAATGGTGACTTCCCAGTTTGGCCTTGTGGTGAATGAGTCGAAGACAGGAATGTCCCCGAAGTACTTGGAGTTGAACTCGCGTTCCTTCGAGATACGTAGGGGCCGGAGAATCTTTATTCGTCCGCTTCGCAAACCTGTACTTTCCGCTCTCATGCCCGGGGACCAACCCGGATGCCTCCTCACGCGTCTGTGGGAAGGATTACGAACTTTGAGCCCAGGCTCTTTTCGTATGGCTGTCGTCTGGCTACGCCATGACATTGCCGCCCGAGGTATCACCCTCGGGTCCCTTCCCACGCGGCTAAGACGCGTACTTGTCAAGGAGAAGTGGGCCCGCCACGCTCTCCTTGTTAAACCGTGTGTACTTCCACAAACGGTTAGCTCGTGTACCGGCAATCCGGTTTTAAACCGTTGCTGGCCGGAGGTCCTTCGGGATGTCGCACCTCCTGATCACTTGCTACCGCTTTATGAGAAGCTCAAGAGAGATTGTTTGCGCCGCGGCGTTTCTTACGTCCGCGGCATAAAGTGCACTCCTTACAGAGAAGTCCTTTGTCGCTGTACCGTCAGGCGAGAGCGTCGAAACCGTCCTGGTATCTTCACTTTCCGCACGCGGTGGCACTGGCGTTGGATGGGCCCTGTATGGAGTTGGTGGGAGAGGCAAGGTCTGCCGCTCCGGCCACTAGGCAACTCTCTTTGGATGGATGATCATCCGGATCTTTCTTCCGGAGTCGAGGTCATCGTCTCACACGGTTTTGGTCCTCCACCTTCACTCCTTTCTGGAGTGAACGTCGACGGCTTCGTCCTGTGGCCCAATGGGTTTGAATGATAGTGCAGGATTGGGCTTGAACAGTAATGAGGAGGCGGAACCTCATGAAGCTCTGAAGGGTCTACTTGGTTGGCGAGACCTTAGCCTTGTCGGGTAACCTGGAGCCTAGGGGCGTGCGTAGAGATGCCACGCTGTAAACAGGGGGAGTCTTGGCTTTGTCAACTCCACCCCCCTAGGTCCGTCCAGTGTAAGAGACACATACGTTCGCGTCCCTGTGTCCTCCTGTATGATAGGTATGGTCAAAGAGAGTATTCGCCTGTTGGGAAACTGACAAGCGTAAAGACTCTGGTGGGTTGCAGGTGCCGGAAGGGCCTATGACCAGTATACCACAAGTAGGAGATAAGGAGTGGAATGAGAGGAAGCCGACCATGAAAAACTCATCTGATCAGCTATACCATCTCGAAT